GCAAAAGCAAAGTTTGGTGCTGGTGATGACTTACAGATTTATCATGATTCAAATAATAGTTATATTAGTGATCAGGGAACAGGTAATTTAAAAGTTTTATCTTCTACTTTTGTTCTCAGAAATGCATCTGATAATGCATTCATGCTACAAGCAGTGGCTAATGGTGCTGTTAAACTATTTCATAACAACACAAATAGATTAGAAACCACTGGTGCTGGTGTAACAATTGCAGGTATCGCAACTGCAACTTCATTTGTTAAGACTGGTGGCACATCATCACAATACTTGATGGCTGATGGATCTGTTACTACTAGTGGCGGAGGTGGAGGTGGAGCTTCAGAGGCATTTAAAACCATTGCTGTTTCTGGTCAAAGTGACGTAGTTGCCGATAGTGCAACCGATACTTTAACTCTTGTTGCTGGTAGTAATATGACTATTACTACAAATGCAAGTGGAGATAGCATAACGTTTGCATCTTCTGGTGGGGGTGGAGGTGGTGGTGGAGTTACCACAGGAAAGGCAATTGCAATGGCAATGATTTTTGGTTGATCAATATAAATAATTTTATACAGGAGAAAAATTGACGAATGGCTAATCCAAACATTGTTAATGTATCAACCATACTAGGAGTTACTGCATACGATGCAGACATTGCAACATCTGCATCTGCAATTGTTAGTAATGCTGCATCATCTGGAAAAGTTTTTAAGATAAATTCTTTGATAATTTCTAATATTGATGGCACTAATGCCGCTGACATTACTGCTACTATTAGAGATGTTGCTGGAAGCACTACATATTCTACTTTAGCAAGTACAATCTCAGTTCCTGCAGATTCTACTTTGGTTCTTGTTTCAAAAGATAGTTCGATTTATCTGAATGAAGACAGAGCAATTTTCTTGGCTGCTAGTGTTGCTGGAGATTTATCTGGAACAGTTTCATATGATGAAATTAGTTGATATTTATTATGGCATTTGATTACTATAGGAATAATTCTAAAATCGGATTAGAAAAAGAAGCAACTTTTAGTGGAATTGCAGATCTTAATATGGATACTGCATTTAAGTTAGCTGGAGGAGTATTTACCTCACTTCAAGATATTGCAAAACAATTAGCTGCTATATCGGCAAGTCCCACAATTAGTAATATTACATCTGGTGGTGTTCAATCTATAATTGAATCCGCGAGAGATACTTTTAATGTTTTTGCCGTAGTTGGATATAATTCCGTGGCTGAAAATTTGGGTGGAGTTTCTAGTTCGACTGGAACTACATCTTTTTCAAGTTCTGGGTTTGTTTATAATAGTTCTTCTTCAAATATAATATCAACAGGTTATGATATAGAACTTATAAAAGATGCACCAACCACTATTAGTGCGATAAACAATAGGGCATGGATGGCTTCTGCAGTTTTTGATGGAACCAGCAATTCTGACAGATTTAAAGGAATAATCCTCTGGGTTTTTAATAATCGTGCTGTTAATTCCAGTGGAGTTTTTGCTGCAAATAGAATAGTAACAAAAACTAGAGATATTTTTTATCCTGCAGGATCAAGTAGTAATTATCATGAAGTATTAAAAGTTATCATTGATACTGATGGTACTATTTTAACCTCTGATGTAACTGGAGGTGATAACTCCGGTTGGAATTTTAGTAATGGATCGGCTACTGATACAACAGGATATAACTCTACATCTAGAATTTCAGGTGATGATGGTGCATGGGGATATAATATGACCACTGAAACCGACGGAAATTCTCCGGGACCATCATTGTCCACATCTCAAACTGGATTTGGCATTAATAACGCTGATAGTAGTGATGGTACTGCAGATGATGTTTATTGGAATGGGTCCGTCTATGCCGGCGGTTCAAATGTCTCTTATATATTTACTGGAGATAGATTGCCATGAAAAAATTTAATGGTGGTATTTTGGGAAAAATAACAGATAAGTCAAGTACAGGTGTTTCGGGTATTTTTGATACATATCAGCAAAATATTTTACAAAAAACTTTATCCTGGTCTCAATTTCAAGTTGAATCTGTTTCAAATAGTAATGGAACTGCTTTAGATGAAAATGTAAACAGTACAATTACTGTGACTACATCTGGGGTACCAAATAACACAACATTATATTATAGTATTGCAACTGTTTCTGGAACCACACTAACATCTGCTGATTTTGTAACTGGAGATGTGACTGGTAGTTTTACTATTACTAATAATAGTGGAAGTTTCGTTCTTAGACCTGTTGGAGATGATTTATCAGAATCAAATGTTGTCAAAGTTCAAATTAGAAGAGGGTCAGTTAGTGGTGATATTTTAGCTGAGACTGGTAATTTAACGATAGCGGATGATACTGCACCATCTGGAGCACCGTTTTTCAATTGGAAATATTATGCTTATGGGTCGAATATTAACACAACATATATACTGTGGGTTCAAAGTAATGGTACTCAAAATACATTAAGAACCATTGTTGGACAACAACAATCTAACTCTTCTTCATCATGGATCTCATATGCGGAAGATCTTTCCGGTTATAGTGGGACAACAGGAAGAATCTATATTGCCTACAAAGTAGGTACCAGTTATCGTCAAGACCCACAATTTGACGACATGGAGTTGATCGATACAACTTCAGGTGATATATCTCATGATCCGACAACAGCAACTGGAAGGGGTAGATGGGAAAAGAATACTTCATATACCACCACTTTAGTTCCACCTTCTACTTCTTTTTCCTCTGTCACAGTTAGCACTAGTGCAAGTAACGCATGGAATTGGGATAGTGGAGGAACACCATCAAGTAGCACAGGATCAACCATAGATGCTGCTGGTAGTAGTTCTGGGTATTATTTGTATTTTGAAGGTTCATCTCCAAACTATGCTAGTAGTCTTAGATATTATTGGGTTAGAATGACGCAAGATTACACACTACTATAAAGTTAAAAAAAATGTTATATTCAATTAAGGGAAACTATCCCGTAGAAACTTTACCTCATAGAATCAGATTATCGGATGGTTCCACAAGAACAGATAGTTCTACTTTTACTACCGATGATTTATCAAATGCAGGTATAACAACGGTTTCAAATCCACCATCATATAATCAAAATACGCAGAAACTGATATGGAATGACGTTGAAATTGATTGGGAAGTTATTGATTTAACGCAAGAACAAATTGAAGAGTTGACTAATTCTGCCTGGCAGAATATTAGAAAAAAACGAGATTCTCTGTTGCAGCAAGTTGATGGAAAGGTTTTAAGATATCAAAGTGAAGTTCGTATAGGAGTAACAACAACCACGGATAATATTTCTAACTTGGACACCTATGCCCAAGCACTTAGAGATGTCCCATCAACATTTTCAGATCCTGGAAATGTCGTATGGCCAACTTATCCTGATTGAGGGGTTGACGGGGACGGGAAACCGTATTATACTAAATAAATCAACGACGCAAGGATGTTTACATTTCTTAATCCGTTGGACCACACCCCTCAAACCAAGACCTATAGGGTGTCTAAAAACGTCTTTCATATCCTGTCTAAGGGTGACAGGAAATAGTAACTCCACCATTTCCCTGATGGTCTTACTTTTTTGTTCAAAACAATGGCACAAACTCTTTCAAGGCAACAATCGCAATCTACCTGGGACAATTTCTGTGACTGGGTAACTTCAACTAACAATCGTCTGTATGTCGGTTGGTTCGGTGTACTGATGATCCCAACTCTGTTGGCAGCAACTATCTGCTTCATCGTTGCATTCATCGCAGCACCTCCTGTCGATATCGACGGTATCCGTGAACCTGTTGCTGGTTCACTCATGTATGGAAACCACATCATCTCTGGTGCTGTCGTTCCTTCTTCAAACGCAATCGGACTCCACTTCTATCCCATTTGGGAAGCTGCATCTCTGGATGAATGGCTTTACAACGGTGGTCCTTTCCAGCTGGTAGTCTTCCACTTCCTTATCGGCATCTATGCCTATATGGGTCGTGAATGGGAACTTTCCTATCGTTTGGGTATGCGTCCTTGGATCTGTGTTGCTTACTCTGCACCTGTTGCAGCAGCATCTGCAGTATTCCTCGTTTATCCTTTCGGTCAGGGTTCTTTCTCCGATGCTATGCCTCTTGGTATTTCTGGTACTTTTAACTACATGCTTGTATTCCAAGCAGAACACAACATCCTTATGCACCCGTTCCATATGCTCGGTGTTGCTGGGGTATTCGGTGGATCTCTTTTCTCTGCTATGCACGGAAGTCTGGTTACTTCCTCACTTGTACGTGAAACCACTGAAACTGAGTCTCAGAACTATGGTTACAAGTTCGGTCAAGAAGAAGAAACCTACAACATCGTCGCAGCACATGGCTACTTCGGTCGTTTGATCTTCCAATACGCATCGTTCAACAACTCCCGTTCACTGCACTTCTTCCTGGCAGCATGGCCAGTAGTCGGCATCTGGTTCACTGCACTTGGTGTCTCCAC